ACATACGGTTAGTGACTGCGCCAAGCGTTTGGTAGTGGCATCGTACACGGCTATCCTCCTCAGTAGCTTTGATCCACGACTTGAGTGCAGCGGATCTCTTTTGGAGCGTGAAGTACTTAGCCAACAACTTTGCAGCAGGAATGTCAATAGATTCAAGGACAGTTTCGTTGACCTTGGGTTGTCCTGTGTCGGTAAACTCCTTTGGTTTCCAGCCCTGTGCTACCAGACGTTCTCCTATCTGTTTCCGACTAGCTGGGTTGAACGGGATGATCTTGGTCTTGGTCTTGAGCTGGACCACCGTGGGATCAAATGCTTCTTGCATATGGTCTACGATCTGTAACTCTTGCGTAGTGATCGTATTGTAAAGATCTTCGGCGGTGTCGGCGTCAAAGTAGAAACCGTTCTCCTCGACGTGGTGCGCTAGACGTTGCATCATGTGCTCGTCGTTTATGCTCTGCTCACTGAACTCTTGTAGTTCTTCCTTGACCACGTAGTACAACCGTTCGCAGACCAGTACGTCGCGCTTACAGTACTCAAGCATGGTGCTGGTGTATTCGTCCCAGCTATCTTGGTACTCGCCTTTCTTGAAGCCCAGGTGTTCGCCCCACGCTCGAAGGCTGTGTCCTCCCTTCCGGTCAGGCTTTGCTAACCGACTGAGGACCAATGTGTCCACTTGGTTACGCATGGGAACACGGATGTTCCAGAGGCGTTCAAGCACAGGGAAGTCGTAGCTGATGCCGTTGTGCGCCACGACCTTATGACCCGACAAGAAATCGTGCAGGTGCGTAGGCTCAGTAAACACCCGCATACTTTTTTCGTCTGTGTCAAGTGCGACGACGCAGTGGATCTTGGTAGGTTTAAGGCCGTTCGCCTCTAGGTCAAGAACAATCACGGAGCGCTGCCCACGCAACTGGGAACTTCTCGGAACAGCAGTGGCTTATCTCGCGCACTACTTCCTGTGTCTCGCGTTGTGCATCCGGCTTCAGGCGTAAGCTAAAGACACGCGCAAAAGCAAACAGTGAACCGCTCCATACCCACTCGGTCATCATGCTCTGTGGTAGTATGGCTCGTGCCTGCTCTGGGCAGCATCCCATGTCAAGCATGGCTAAGTAAGCGTCCATACAGTGTCGAGCTGCGTCGTAGTACATATGATGTACGCTCTGTTGATGCTCAACGAGTTCGGTGGAGCTACCTTGCTTAACGCTGTCGGGCGCACGTTTGCGCCAGTCCTCTGGCTGGTACACCTCTGGCTCATAGTCTACATACCTGCGACTAATCTCGTTCCACGTCAGTCCGACTTGGTGTTTACCGAGCTGTCGCGCTACGAAGATTGGAGCTGCTATGCGAAAACTTAGAAACGCATGGGCAAAAGGGGTCCAATGTTTGTGCTCGGCCAAGTATTTAATGAGCTTCTTGTCTTTACTGTTTAGCTTGGTGCTCTGTTTACCGAAGCTAACTCTCGCTGCGTTTACTACACTTAGGTCAGATCCCATGTGATCTAGCAGGTGTACCTTTGTGTAACTTACGGTTTTCATCCTTGTCCTCTCTTGCGTTTGCGTGAAAATTTATTTGGATTGTGCTTGTTCAAACGTTTGCTGTGCGCCTGTGGATGTAACCGGCTGCGACGGCGTGTAGGTTTCTTGGGTTGGAATACTTCCGCGTGTTTTTTAGCCATTAGAATTCCTCGTACAGAACTTGCATACGTCCTGTCTGCTTTTGATAGAACAGTTTACCTGCCTCGCCAACGTCACCAGTATAGCGACACTTGAGCACCCGGAGCAAAGTTGTATTGCTTTCCACTGGGTCGTCCGAGCGCATGTTACGTTCCATTGCTATGACAGTATCGCTGATCTGAGCAATACCATGAGAGCCACGGAGATGTCCAAGGTTTATTTCTTCTCCAGACTCATGGCTCTTGTCTGAATGAGTACGACGCAGGTGTGTAACTAAGTGAATAGTGCAGCCTGTCTCCTCGGTGAGCTGTCTAAGCAACGTCATGGTCCGGTCTATGGCTTTGCGTTCGTCGGTTACGTCTAGGCCACTGACCAGTATGCTAAGGTGGTCTATGAAGATGATCTTACAACCAAGACCAACTACCATATATCGTACCCGGCTCAGCAGATCATCCATATCCATAGAGCCAAAGTGGTCGTACAAGTAAACACGCCCTGTTCCCAAAGTAGAATCGAAGTAACGTTTGATCTGTTCTTTGGAATACTTGCTGAATACTTCGTTGAGATGGAGCCGGTCGTTAGCCTCCACGGCCAAGATGCCGCGCTTGGTACGGTCGATGCTCTCTTCCAGCGCAATGATGCCAATGTTGATCTTGGTGCTCTTCAGGTAGTAGTGCTGGAGTTCTCGCAGGATAGACGATTTACCAACGCCTGTACCTGCTGCCCAAGTTACGATCTCTCTGGCGCGTACACCAAGGGTGCGCTCGTGCAGATCGTGCCACGGGAACGGGTAGCTCTGTAGGTTTTGGTCTGCCCAGAGAGCCTCGAATGCGTCGGCGGCGTTAACGATACCACTGGGTGTGTAGATCTGGGCACTCTTGACGTGCGCCATGAACTCTAGCTGAGCGTCGTTGGCCAAGTATTCGCAAGCGTCCTTCCGCTCCAGCTTAACCATGTACGCCTTGCCCGGTTTGAGCAGACGAGCTGAATTCTCAGCCGCTGACTGACCAGGAATGTCGTTGTCAAAGATGATATAGACGCGCTCGAAGCTCTCAAGTAGCTCAAGGTTGTTCCGCACGTCTCGCTCTGCGCCAGCCGCGCCGCTCTTGATAGAGAAGACAGGGACAAGAGACTTAGTCGAACCATCGTTGACCGACTTTGCTTCGTAGGGGATACGGTTGATCATCTGGAAGGCGGCTAGTGCGTCTGATTCGCCCTCGGTAATCACGGCGATGCTAGACTTGGTTTTACTAGCCTTCATAAACGTGTGTGCCCCGAACAGATCGCAGTCTCTAAAGGCACCGTTGGTAATAAATGTTTTGTCTGGGTTTCGTACCTTGGTAGCTACCTGCTCAGAGCCAGTGTAGTACGGGAAGGTTATGACCTCACCGTGTGCCCGGGGTGGCTGGGTGTAGCTCATGGTAACACCGTAGAAGTCCATAACGACCTTAGCTATGCCTCTGTCGGCCCATGAGCTAAATTTAGATGGAGCCACGTAGATGTCTGGCTCCGGTCTAGGTTGGCCTTCGTGCTCGGAGCGGTATTTCTGGCAGCTAAAGCAATAGGTATGACCATCGTCGTACATGCTCAGTGCGTCAGAGCTACCGCAATCCTCGCAAGGCTGATGTGTTAGAACCGCTTGGCTCTCCACGTTATTCCTCCTCGTCTAATACCTTCTTGGTTTCTTCTGGTGTCATGTACCACGTAGACAATAGAGTCCGAATGGCCTTCTGTAGTTCTTGCATCCCATCAATACTCATCTGCCTGTAGTCTGAGATCAAGGTATTAATGGTTATCTCGTCTGCCTGTGCGTCGTTGACAGACAACTTATACTCAATCTTCATTGTTAGATACCTCTTGTTGGAGTTGATTAAGATACCACGCGGCCTTGTTAAGATCCTCCTGTGGCTTACCCTTGAACCGATACCGGTGCAAGTACTTTGTGATATTACCCAGAAGATACCCACGGTATGCCTCTGGGCTCATCATGTCCTTTATGTATTCGATGCACTCGATGCTGCCCGTGCGGTAGTGACCTGGTTTGTTAACCGGATCTTCGTCACCTTCTCTAACAGCATTGGCCCACCATTGTAGATTAGTCATCCTTAAATCCCCAAGCGGAATAGAGCGACGAGTAATATTGCGGCAAGTCGTCCGAAGACCATTCCTCGATACCTCCTTCGTTTAGTGCGTCCTTTATGTGCCATTGGCAGACGGCGCAGATGTCTGAGTAGTCGTTCTTAGTTAGTTTAACGTCGCAGATAGCACACCTCATGTCACTTCCAGCACTCTGAGTACAAAAATTTGAACAGCGGGTCATTATCGGGCAGCGCTTTAAGACACTCCTCAGAAAAGGCCCCGGCCAATTCTGTATAGTTCTCAGGGTCACAGTACCACTTGATCACTTGGAGAAACGATTGGATCAATGCGACCCTCTGTTCCCCATAGGTTTCCTCTACGACGAACATCAGGTCATCGCAGAGTTTCTCAAGGACAATCTCGTCTGTCCAATCGTTTTCAAGTTCGAGCATGACGCGCATATATGTTCCAGTATTGTACTTAGTGTTTATTC